GTCGCGCATAGCTTCAGCGACTCGCCACCCATTGGCTATGCCGTCGCCCTCACCGTTTGGGCAAAACCGCTGCTTATGCGCCTTGCTGCCCGTGTCTGCCAGTTGCGCTATCTGCTGCAATGCCTTCACGCATTGCCTGTGATCTATCACTGGATCTCTGTCGCTCGCCTGTGGCGGCTCGATGCGTCGCCGGTATCCAGTACCGTATCGGAACGATTTCGTGCCAGCGTTCTGTGTGGCTTCCCAATGATCCACTTTCCAGAACATATCGCCGACCTGCAAGACCTCATCCGGCCCAACTTCCCGCCATCCCGGCCCGCTCGGGTCGTCTGTTGCCTGTGTCTCTGGTTCGTTGTTCACTGCTCATTCTCCCTCTGAATCTGTGGTTCTGCTGCTGCCAGTTTTCCAGCGAGCTTCCACATGTCATCCTCACTGTAACTGGCGCCCCATTCTGACGCTGTCATCGCCAGAAATATCTGCCGCACAAACTGCCGCCGCTCCTCCTGCTCCGGCGTGATGTTTTTGTCCGACCACTCGCCGCAGAATGAATTTGGTCCCGTCGCGTTCTCTTTCGGATAGCGGAAACACAAATCTTCGCCGACAAACCACCTGCAATTCTCACACGTTCGCTCTGTCATCGTCACACCCTCCAAAAAAATCAAAACGGACAATCTTCACCGAACTCATTCACCGCCGTCGTCAGCTCCCGAATCATCGTCGGCTTCTCCTCCGTGAACTCAGCCTGCACAATCCGATCCCACTGGCCTTCCCTTTTCACCAGCAACCGCGAAGGCTTCCGGGCTGACCCGTGATTCAGTGCGGTGATAGCCTCCGCCACACTCGCGGGAAACGGGAAAACAGATCTCGCATCCCACCACGCAAACGCCTTCGATAGCGCGAATCCTTCGTGTTCAAAACACACCCATTCACGCACCACAATCCATCCGAGATTGCCCGCAGGCATACTGTCGTCGCTGACATAGTACGACACGCACAGCGTAGGCGGTTTGCCCGGTGTGTTCTTCTTTGCGTGAAGATGCCAATTGACCTCTTGCACGTCGTACCATTGCGGCTCCGGTGCTCCCACGATAGATGAAGTCGTGTCGATCTCATCGCCGTGTCTCGGTGTCTGATCCATCTGCCGGACAAACAGATGCCCGCACTCGGAGCACTTGACGGCGGAAAGATACACCTCGTTTTTGCATTTCGGGCAGACCTTCGACGGTGCCTCAGATCCGTCGGAATTTCTCGGCTTACTGATGCCGTAATCATCCGCATCCAGTGCCCCGTGCCGTTGCAGGTTGCCACCGAAATCCAGAATCAGACAATCCGTTTTGCCGTCCGCAATGCGAAGGCCACGCCCGACAATCTGCGCGAATAAACCGGGGGACATGGTGGCCCTCAGGACAGCCACCGCGTCAATGCCTGGCGCATCGAATCCGGTCGTGAGCACGTCCACGTTGACGCACCACCTCAGACTGCCGGACCTGAAGTCCGACAACACCCGCTGACGCTCGATTGCGTGAGTCTCGCCTGTGACCAGCCCCACGTCCTGCGCTGTCAGATCCCGGAGTGCTGCCGCCACCTGTTCGGCATGACTCACCCCCGCACAAAACACCAGAATAGATTTCCTGTGCTCGCAGGCAATCGTCAGCTCGCAGACGGCTGCGTGAATGATCTTATCACCCGTGAACGCTGCTTCCATCTCGGCTGCAACAAACTCACCGCCCCTGACTTTGACGTTCTTCAGATCGGCCTGACTGTCTGCCGGATTGTTTGTGAGTTTGCTGAGAAATCCCGCCTCAATCAACGCTCCCGTTTTCGCCTCATAGCAGATCCCGCTGAACAGTTTGGAGCATTGACGGGAATACGTTCCGTCACCCGCCAACGATCCTTCACCCGTGCGGTATGGTGTTGCGGTCAACCCGACGCAAAACAGCCTGCGGTTGTGCTGTTGAAGCCCGTCGAGGAACTGCCTGTACATGCTCCCGCCGTCGTCGCTGATTAGGTGGGCTTCATCAATCACCACCAGACCACGCCGCCCAAACTCCGCCGCGTCCCGATAGACGCTCTGAATCCCTGCACAAATCACCGTGCTGTCAATGTCTCTCTCGTTCAATCCAGCGGAATTGATCCCGACTCTCAGCCCCGTCAGACGCTGAATCTTGTCCGCGTTCTGTTGCAGCAATTCTTTGCGGTGTGCGACTACTAACACCCTCTGCCCCCACTCTACTGCCTGCCGGATCAGCAACGCAATCACGATGGACTTGCCCGCTCCGGTCGGCAGGACGATCAGCGGATTTCCGCGTCCGTCGCTGATGTACTGCCATGCGGCTGTGTTTGCTTCGCTTTGGTACCAACGTGCTTCCACTTACCACCCCTCCCCGCAAAACACCCGGCAGCGTTGACCGCTGCCGGGTCTCAAACCCCTCAACACTAAACCATCAGCCGAACGGATTCGCAGGACCTGCAGACGGTGCCGCGTAGGATGTCTGCGTCATCGGCTGACCGCTCGACCACTTCGGGCTGTAGCCCTTCACCTGCGCCTTCATCTCGCCCTCGTGCTCGCGGTGAACCACCGTGACCGTCAGCAGTCGATTGTGCAACTGCTGACTGTCTGTGATTTTTGGCAACCCGAAGGCGTCCATGATCGCCTTCAACCGCTGCAGTGCAATTGTGCCAGCCGTCCCTGCATGACGAATGCAAAGATTGTCCCACAGCTTTGCGCCATTGAACTGGGGATGTCCCTGCACTTCCAACGTCAACTCCAGCATGTCACCGTTGCCCGGCTTTGGGCTTTTGGGAGCCTTCATTTTGCTTTCGACAATCACCGCCTGATAATCGCCTTCTGGCAACAGCCGTCGCACAGGCTGCGCCTGCACGTTGTTCATGTCCAGATCACTGAGATTCGCCATTGTAATCAACCCTTCGCATCTACTGACACACTTGCAAAATACTGGGAATACGCTGCCCAGTTGAATTCAATTTCTCCGGGCATGTTCAGGCGGTTTTTCGCCAACGCTGCCGGAGTCTCCACGCACCGCAAATAACGCTCTGACGCACCGCTTGCAATCGTGCGTTCCTTGTTAAATCCCTGATCTTCTTTCCGCGTGTAAACACGATAGGAGGCAAACAACACCTCATCGCACCACTCCTGAATCAGTGCCGATGCGGTCTCGTGAAGTGCTGGCTGGTATCGGTCGTAACTGTCCGCTGTCGGGTCATTGTGCTTACGCACCGCCGTATGGGCCAGCAGGATGATTCCGACGTTCTGCGTGCGCCGCATCTGGTCCAAACCATCCAGCAGCGAATCCCACAACGCCATCGCGGATTTGTAACCCTCGCCGTAGCGGATCTCGGAGATGTGTTTTTTGCCAGCTTTCCCGGCGACTTCACCATGAATGAGTGACTCCAGCCAATCGACGGTGTCAATTGCAATCCATTTGAATCCGTGGTTTGCGTTCGCGAACAACCATGACAGCGCACCCATCAGGTCTGCATGCGTCCGCAGGTGCTCTGTCTTTGCACAATCAATGTCGTTGAGTCCGTCCTCCAGATTCAGAAACAACACGTCCGGTGCCTGCGCGGCCCATGACGATTTGCCGATCCCATGTGTGCCGTACAGCATCACACGTCTCGGCACCACCGTTTTACCCCTCGTGATCTTCATTCGTCACCTTTCCCCTCATCACTCCCAGAACCTGATTCGCCGACCGTCGGCCAATCAATCGCATCTGTGCTCAATCGCTCGCGGTAGTCTGGATGAATTCGCCGCGGGACCTTCCACGGCATTTCCCCAGGATCCCAACGGCCATGTGGTCCATCGCGTCCATATTCCCTCGCCTCACGCTCCCGTGCTCCGTCCTCGACGGCCCCGAAAAACGGGGCGAATATGTTTTCTGTCATGCGTCCCTCGTGACTGTAAATTGCGTCGTCTTTGTCTTCGGTGTGTACACCTCAATCACGGTCCAGCGGTACCCAGTCGACGCCAGCATGTTGCGGACCGTGACCTCCACCCTATAACGGGCAGGAAGTCGATATGTATCGCCCACCGCCAGCCCTCGCAGCTTTGCCGCCATCCGCTCATCGCCGACCATATGCGTTTTCCTCCAGTTCTGTCCGCCAGATATGCGCGTCTCGTGGTGCCACGATTGCCAGTCGTGCCTTGTCGTTGCGGATCTCCACCAGCGTAATCTGCACCTGCACTCCGTTGCAGTCGATCACTAACGATTCCTGTGGCTTTCGGCTGATCACCAGACGGGAGCAGCCCTCCGGCTTTTCCGGCAACAGGTGTTCCGGTGTCGGTTCCTCGATTGCCGGTGCATCGTGCGGGAGTGCTGCGACCTGTGGTAGTTTGCGTTTCATTGTTTGTATTCCCTCACTGTAAAGGTTATGCGTCTGGAGCACACTCGCGAATCCAGATTTCTGTTTGCGGCGTCACTGACCATCGTTTGCTGATGAATGCCAGTGCCACCTGTGCGTCGTCGTTCCACACGCCGCAATCGGTCAGCGCGTCCTTGACGGCTTTCAGCACGTTGTCCGAATCCGGCTTCCCGTCGTGCAATGCGCCTTGCAATTCAGCACGTTTTTTCTTGCTCCACGATGCGGGCATCGAAAAGCTACAATACACGTTCAACTGCACCGGCCCTGTGATTGTTTTCCACTTGCCAGTCGCCTCAATAAACGCCGCCTTAATCGCGGCTTTGTATCCGTGTACCGGATGTGACTTTGGCAGATACAATCTGCCGCGTCCTCCGATCGTGCTCACTCTGTGCCGCGGTTGTGCCACTGGCTCACCGTGCACGACGAAAATCAAATTAGTGCTCAAAATCCGTCCTCCCCGTTTGCGTGTCTCTGACATAGTGCGACCGTGGAACGCTCCACGCTGTCGGCTGTTCGCGCATGTCCCGCTGTTGTCGAACTTCGTCCGACCATTCCTTCTGAATCTCTAGGCACATTTGCCGGATTTCCTCCGGTGTCGGGCCTGCCCCCCGTGGTCTCTGCGGATCGGGATTCACCGCGTTTGCTGGTGCCCAGACCTGCCTGCCGTTCCGCAGCGTGACCACATACGCCACGCCGCCGTCCTGCAACTCGATGATTGTGGACACCTTGCCCGCCTGCCACATGCCGTCACCCTGCGCCACCAACACCCGCTCACCCAGTCTCCGAATTCGGTTTGATTTCTTTGGCACGTCCTTCGCCTTTCTGTCGTTGAAGAAAACCACCGGCGAATCATTCGCAATAGGGATCAGCTACCAGCGGACCTGATGCAGTGCTGCGGTGGTTGTTGTTGCTCGTTGAACATGACCAACTTATTGACTTGGTGCATTACGTCACTCAGTGTTTTCTGCAGGATGTCCATGCGCTGCATGACTTGCTCAAGGCTTGTCGCGCCCGCTGATTCAACGTGTGTCCTTTGCTTGGCATTCTTGACGTTGATTCCACGCTCCTCTTGTGACGCTGGCAGAAACACGTCAGGCCATCTGTAAGACAACCGCTCAGTCGCAAGGCTGACTTGGTTGAACGTCACACGCACGTTGTGCATAGCATAGAACCAATCGATGAAGTTAGTAACGCTATACTTCTCTTCAGCTTCCGCGCTTTCGATGATGGCTGCGTTTAGGCGTGCCTGCATACGCGAATCTAAATGCTTTGCCGGAAATGCTCTGCCGTCGCTCATCGTCGTTTTCCCCTCGTAAAATGTTTATCACTCATGCCGAAAAATCGCCCGCGCTCGCGGGCAGTAGTAGGATGTCGTTTTGCCCGGCTGACCCTGTCGCACGATCTCTGAACCGAGTGCCTGCAGGTCCCGCAAATCCCGCAACAGCATTCGCGGTTCGGTGTACTGCAGACGCTCGATACACTCGTTCTTCGTGCGTTTTGTATGGCACAGGAATGACTCCAGACTGCGCAGTCGCAGCAGGATCTGCAGGCGGTTAGGATGTGTCACGATCGCATCTCCCAAAGAGCCTTGATCATCTCCAAGTATGCCGCCCGCTCGCCTTCGCTGTGCTGCTCATCTGCTGCTTGGTCTGCCTGCAGTTGCTGCAGTTCCTCGCGTGCCTCGCCCAGCAGTCGCTCCAGTTGTGCGACCTCGGACCGCAGTTTCTGCGCTGCGGTGAACTCGCTTTGCCATTCTGCCTTCAATCGATCGATCTCGGTTGCCTGATCGTTGATCGTCTGATGTCGTTGCGCTAACTGTTCTTGTCCCTGCCTGTTGCGGTTTTTCGCTGCCTCCAGTCGCTGTTCGAGGTTGTAGATAATCCGCCCCGGATCGTCACTCACGCCACCTACACCTGCCGTTGTGCTTTCCGTTTCCGCTGGACGGCTGACGGGTGCACGTTGCGAGCTGTTCGGCAGCAGCCCGACGAACGACACCAGATCCTCGGTTGTTTCGTGGCCGTCAAGTGCCCACGATCCGTCATCCGAATAGATACGCAGCCCGTCCGTCCATCGCTGACCGTGCAATGGTTCTCGCT